ATCATTCTCTCTTCGTGCCGCATTGCACTTTTTGGATCTTCGTGCAAAACTTGATGCTCAAGTCGAAATTCAAGCAATGTGCGAAGGTATGATTCCCATCATGAAAGGTTGGGTTCCAGAAATATTTTCATACTATGAAGAAAAACGACTACATAAAGCGAGACTATCTCCCTAATCATAGGCATGAAAAGTTATTGCATAAAAGATCATACAACTGGTCACGTTTTTAAAATATTACTTACCGAAGAAGAATTCCAAGAATTCTTAAGAGAAAATCCAAACATAGATGAATGCATCGATTGCATAGAATGTGACGATGCCCCATCTCTTTGTATAGAATAAATACATCTGAATTTTATAATCACTTATGGCGATATATCCTATTATTCATAAAGAAACAGGAGAGCAAAGAGTAGTTGAAATGAGTGTTCATGACATTACTCAATGGTATAAAGATAATCCCGAATGGCAAAGGGATTGGTCAAAAGGATGTGCCACTCCAGGAGAAGTTGGAGAGTGGAAAGACAGACTGATCCAAAAGCATCCAGGATGGAACGAAGTTCTAGAAAAAGCATCTAAAGCACCCAAATCTCAAGTGAAGAAAATCTAATGGCAAGAAAAAGCATGAAGAATCCCGTTCCATTCGGAACTAGCAATAGGCAAATGAAAAGAAAGAAGCCAATTGGTTCGGATTATATGAAGAGGATTGAACCTCTTACTGACAATCAGGAATCGCTTTTCAAATCTTATAATCTACAGCAAAATCTAGTAGCATATGGATGTGCTGGAACTGGTAAAACTTTTATTACTTTGTACAATGCACTAAGAGATGTTCTTGATGAACGAACTCCATATGAAAAAATCTATATTGTTCGCTCTCTTGTAGCAACGAGAGAGATTGGTTTCCTTCCTGGAGATCATGAAGACAAGTCTTCTCTTTATCAGATTCCTTATAAGAATATGGTAAAGTATATGTTCGAAATGCCAGATGATGCATCTTTTGAAATGCTCTATGGCAATCTCAAGACTCAAGGAACGATTAGTTTCTGGAGCACTTCCTTTATTCGTGGAACAACATTAGATAATGCAATCATCCTTGTTGATGAATTCCAAAATCTAAATTTCCATGAATTGGATTCGATGATTACTCGTGTTGGTGAAAATTCTAGGATTATGTTCTGTGGTGATGCAACACAGAGTGATCTCGTCAAAACAAATGAAAAGAATGGTATTATTGATTTTATGAGAATTCTTAGAGTTATGCCATCATTTGATATTATTGAATTTGAAGCCGAAGATATTGTACGCTCTGGTCTTGTTAAAGAATATATTCTTGCAAAAATGGAATTGAATCTCTGATGTTTAATCATGTTGAATTGAATCTCCCTCAACTTCAGAGGGAGAGTATAGATGGTGTTCGTTATTATAAAGTTCCTGATGGAGACGAATTAAAAAGACTCGTTTCCATCACTTCAGTTACAAGTAATTGGAAGAAAGAGTTTTTTAATAATTGGAGAAAAAAGGTTGGCGTAGAAAAAGCAGATGCTATTACAAAGAAAGCAACCAGTCGTGGTACTGATATGCACACTCTTGTAGAACATCATCTCAAAAACGAGGAACTTCCTACAGTTCAACCCCTATCTGAAATGTTATTTAAAATATCTAAACCAGATTTGAATCGTATAAATAATATTCATGCTCTAGAAGGTTCTCTTTATAGTCAATTTTTGGGCATAGCGGGTACAGTAGACTGTATCGCAGAGTTTGATGGAGAACTTTCTATCATTGATTTTAAGACTTCAGCAAAACCAAAACCAAGAGAATGGATTGAAGGTTATTTTGTGCAATGTTGTGCATATGCATGTATGCTACACGAAATGACTGGTCTATCCGTTAAAAAATTTGTCATTATTATGGCATGTGAAAATGGAGAGGTGGAAGTGTATGAAGAAAGAGATAAGGAAAAATATATTAGACTTCTAGTTAAATACATTAAAAAATTCTTAAATGATAAGTTGTCTTGACTTGAAAGATAAACTGTGTTATTCTTTGTTAAAGTTGTTATGAGGAAACATTGTCACCATCACTAATAGAACTAATGGAGTCACAAGTAGAAAAAGAATTCGAAAAAGTACTTGAAAAGAAATTTTTCTGTCCTTCTAGGTTTGCTCAGGAAATTGAAAAATTGGTTCATAACAATGAGAATATGAATTATATTGACGCAATAATTTCTTTTTGCGAAATGAATAGCATCGATTTGGAATCTGTTCCGAAACTTATTTCCAAACCTCTCAAAGAAAAAATTAAGTATGAAGCTATGGAACTTAATTTTCTCAAGAAAACTTCTCGTGCTAAACTTATTTTCTGATAATTAGTGAATCCATTTGAATGCTATAAAATTTATCTTTCATTAAAAAATCACTTCACAAAAGATAGTTACGATTACCACAAATACTGTGGTAAAAGTAGAGCAACAATCCAATCCTTTTATAAAAGGAAAGATAGATTTTGGTTTGAAAAAATAAGTAGACAAAAATCCGAAAAAGAAATTTTGGATTTTTTTGTCTCAAATTTCGTATCTTGTTCGGATCCACAATCTCTTTGGATTGGTGAAATAATAAGAGAAGGCGAAAGCAACTATAAAAATTGGTGTAAAAAGATTCAATCTCTATCCTATATTTTTAAAGAAGAAATTAATTCAGTTTTTTCAAATAAAAATTTCGATAAAATATTTGAAATTGAAGAGGGGAGGCATCCACAATTATTAAAAGATCATTTGCAAGGAAAGATTTCTTTGGAAAGTATGATAATATTGGATAGGATACTTGGATATAAAAAAGAGTTTGATCAAAAACTCAATGATCCCATTTGGATCTTTATTTCGATGAAGATTTCAAAGTATTCATCTTTCCTACATACTGATGTATTTAAATTCAAAAAAATTCTAAAGGAGTGTGTGTTGTGACTTTTTTCGATTCTGAAGTTGTAAGAGCAGAAATCGCAGAAATCTCTGAACTCCAAGAAGAAATTTATAATAACGTGTTTAAATTTTCTCTAATGGACAACCAAGAGAAAATTGAACACGTTAACCTTTTGCAAAGACTTTTAAATAAACAGCAAATTTTATATACTCGCCTCAGTCTTTCTGATGATCCAGAGGCACGAAAAATGAAAGACAAAATTATGGAGTCTGCTGTGATGATGGGACTTCCTGAAAACACTGATATGAATGTCATTTTTAACAACATGTCAAAACTCATTGATATGATGCGAAAGCAGATTGACAAAGAGATCAGAGGGTGATATATTACCTGAGGGCTTGGCATCCCTCCATCTCGAATGGTAAAGTTGCCCACAAGCCAAATACGGAGAAATCTAATGTCTTTCGAATCACTTAAAAAGCAATCTAAACTCGGTTCTCTCACTGATAAACTGGTGAAAGAAGTTGAGAAAATGAATACCACTAGCGGATCTTCTGATGATCGCTTCTGGAAACCTGAAATGGATAAGAGCGGTGTTGGTTCTGCTATTATTCGTTTCCTTCCTGCTCCTGAAGGAGAAGATCTTCCTTGGGTCAAAATGTATGCACATGGATTCCAAGGTTCTGGTGGTTGGTATATCGAAAATTCTCTGACTACACTTGGTCAGAAAGATCCTGTAACAGAGTATAATCGTACTCTCTGGAACAGTGGTAACGATAAGGATAAAGAAACTGTTCGTAAGCAGAAGCGTAAACTGTCCTACTTTGCCAACATCTATGTTGTAAAGGATCCTGCTCACCCCGAGAATGAAGGTAAAGTCTTCCTGTTCAAGTTCGGTAAAAAGATCTTTGATAAGATCCTGAATGCTATGCAACCCGAATTTGATGATGAAGATCCGATCAACCCCTTTGATTTCTGGAGTGGCGCAAACTTCCGTCTGAAGATCCGTAAGGTTGAAGGTTATTGGAATTACGATAAGTCGGAGTTCGATTCGTCTTCTCCTCTTCTCGCTGATGACGATGCTCTGGAAGCAATCTGGAAAAAAGAGTATTCTCTTTCTGCTTTGGTTGCTGCTGATCAATTCAAGACTTATGAAGAACTTGAAAAGCGTCTCAATTATGTTATGGGCAAAGGTGCTGTTGCTCCTAAGTCTGCATCTGCAGATGAAGAAGAATCATATGAATCTTATATGCCCAAGAAGACTCGTGAAGATGATGTGATGGCAGAACTGGAAGAATCTTATCGTAAGAGTAAGAGTACTCCTGAAATGCCAGAGTCTATGCGAAAGGAACTGAACAATCTGCCCAGTTCTTCTGATGAAGATGAAGATGATGCTCTGTCATACTTCAGCAAACTTGCAGATAGTTGATCACTCGTAGATCTTAATATTATCTCCTTTCTTCAGGGTTCTGCTCACGTATTGAGTGGAACCTTTTTTATATGGCATAATTCTTTCAAGATCATCTAATATAATTGCAATGTATTTGGATTTTAATAAGAATATATTTCTTTTATCGTTATCTAATTTTTCTTCATATTGATAATTAGTTACAGGAATAGCAATATTAGTTACTAATGTATTTTTACCCGTATTTGAATCATAATATTCAATTTGATAATCAATTGGAATATGAAGACCTCTTGGAACTAATATTATTCCATTGGAAGTAGCAATTTCTCTGGATTCATAATGATGAACATCATTTAATTTTTCATATGAACCATATTTGTTAAGAAGATATTTGTTAAATGCTGTTTGAGGAAGAGGCCATTCTGATTGAACATTGGTAATATTATT